GATATCAACAAGCATACTTTGATCAACAGTGTGAGTTAGATAGTCAATATGACACTACTTGTCCAGGCTACCTTGATCCAGAAATCGCAGACTTGGGTACAGTTGATCCAATTGAAGAAATACTATCTGAACCAGATATTCCAGTGATTGCAGAATTAGATTTCACAGGCGATATTGATGTCCCAGAACAACAAGTAATAGAGGTTGTAGAGGTAGAGGATGGAGATGGATTTCAAGAGGTTGATGATAGTATCGAAGGTGAACAGTTACAGATGGAAGATGACATCGAAAGAGAAATCGCAGAACTAGAAAGTGAGGCATCAGAAGATAATACTAATGCACCAGACATGATTGGTGGTGGTGCAAATCAAGAGGATGATATTGAGAAAGAACTCGCAGAGTTAAAGGAGAGTGCAGATTCAGATAACAAAGAAGATGCACCAAAACCAAAAACGAAGAACGAAAAGATAAAACTACTGCTTGCTATGAAAGCAATAGAACTGACAAAAAAACTTGAGAAAGAGGTTAGTCTGGAACAGAACATGATAATGCAACGTCAACTACTTGCGTTGATTTCATACGTGCCGGGCTTTGATTACAATGAAAAGAAATTACCACAGGTTAATTTCTATCCACCAAAACCAACAGTTGACCATGCGTATGCAAGGTGGTTCTTGAATGACCCCAACTTTGGTATAATGGAGGATTCACAATACAATTTTAAATAGGAGAGAGAAAATGGCAGAAATAGAATATGGGGGAATCAAAGTAGGGGGCTCTAAACTTCTACTTATTCTACCACTTATCGGTACAATTGGTGGTGGACTATGGGCAGGCTTTGAATTTTATAAAGACTATATGGATATGAAAGAACAGATTCAGAGTTATGTCGCACCAGATTTATCTGGATTTGATAAAGAACTTGCTGTGCTCAAAGAGGAGATGCAAATAACTAGAGAAGAGGTTATTATCATTCGTGACGCAATCGGTGAACAGGTGGACTTTATGCGTGATACTAAACACGATTTACGAGCAGACTTGGTTCGCATGGAGAAGATATTAGACAAGGTTGAGAACGATATTGATGCAGTAGAAGATGACGCACAGTCACTTATGGACAGAACTAAATCAGATGCAAGGTCTATGATTGAAGATGCAAACAATCGTTTCAATGATAAGGTATCTGGTATGGAAGGATATGTCAAAAGAGAGTTGACATCTCTGGAAGAGGATCTTGATAGAAAGCTGCAAAAAAGTTTAGATAATCCTCTAGCAAATAGATGATATATAAATATTAGGTAAGGAATGAAAGTAATGCAAGATTTAAATACAGAGGTTGCACTTCTTAAAAAAGAAGTATCAGATGTAAAAGTAATTTTCTCAAGACTAGATGTTGCGATTGAGAAGATTACAGATGTGTCTAGTTGTGTAAATCGTATGCTTGCAGTGCATGAAGAAAAGATTGCAAACCAAGAAGAGGCAGCCGCAAGAGCAAATGCAGAGTTTACCACAGACATACGAGAGCTACATTCTCGTATCACATCAAACTACAAAGAAATGACCGACATGATCACTCAACAACACAAAGAACAAGCACTGCAAATGCAACAACTTAGAAATGAGTTAGCAAGTAGAGTTGGTGTGTTGGAAAAGTGGAGATGGTTAATTATCGGTGGGTCAATCGTAGTAGGATTCATAATACAAAAATTTCTCATATTATCTTGACAACACACGTTTATTAGTGTATCATCTGTCTTATGTATATTGAACAAAAGTATCTAAATCTAATATCATCACAACTTTCACGATTTAAGAAAACAAACGATTTTCTTTGGAACTTTCGTTGTCCTTATTGTGGTGATTCCCAAAAGTCCCAGAGCAAAGCTCGTGGGTTCGTCTTTCGTAAAGAATCGAATCTTATATATAAGTGTCATAACTGTGGGGTTGGAAAAAGTTTTGCAAACCTACTAAAGTTTGTAGACTCAAAGATTTGGAATGACTATATATTTGAAAAGTACAAAAAGAGTGACGAGCCAGTAGACATTGGTAAGTTCTCTCAACCTAATTTTATGAAAGGAACTTCACCTCTCAAATCTCTCAAAAAAATATCATCACTACAACACGATCACCCAGTAAAGAAATTTATTGAGAGTAGAAAGATACCTACGAAGTTTCACTATGAATTGTTTTTTGCCCCAAAGTTTTACAAGTGGGTAAATACAGTTATACCGAATAAGTTTCCCTCACTTGTGGGGGATCATCCTAGATTGGTCATACCATTCTTTGATGAGAATAATAACTTGTTTTGTTTTCAAGGAAGGTCATTTGGCAATGAACAACCAAAGTATATTACTTTTAAACTTGATCCAGACCGAAATAAAATATACGGACTTAATAGAGTAGACAAATCTAAACCTATCTATGTGGTGGAAGGCCCCATAGATAGTTTGTTTTTGGATAACTGTCTTGCTGTTGCTGGTTCATCAAATTTTGCGAAGGATATGCCAAAAGAAAACACGACAATCGTTTTTGATAATGAAAGAAGAAACAAAGAAATTTTGATGCAGATGGAACAAATTATAGACAAAGGTTACAACGTGGTATTATGGCCAGATGATGTAAAAGAAAAAGATATAAATGACATGATCCTATCTGGAAGAACTAAAGACGAAGTACAAACAATCATAAAGAACAATACTTATCAAGGTAATATGGCCAAGATAAAGTTCGCAACATGGAGAAAAATCAATGCCTAATAACTTTTTACCAACATCATATCAAGAATTTATTCACCTATCAAGATATTCCAGATGGTTGCCCAAAGAGGGTCGTAGAGAAACTTGGAACGAAACAGTAGGAAGATATTTTAACTTCTTCAAAGAACACCTAAAAGATATGACTGGTTATGAGTTAGAAGACAAAGATAGAAAAGAACTAGAAAACGCAGTCTTGGCCACGAAGGTTATGCCTTCCATGAGATGTTTGATGACTGCTGGTGATGCATTGAAAAGAGAAAACATTGCTGGTTATAATTGCTCTTATGTTGCAGTAAATCGTATTCAATCATTTGATGAAATACTATACATTTTGATGAATGGAACTGGTGTTGGTTTTTCAGTCGAGAGACAACACATTGCTGAACTACCAGTTGTTGCAGAAGAGTTTTTTCCATCTGATACAGTTATTACTGTTGCAGATAGTAAACTTGGTTGGGCAAAGGCGTTCAAGGAACTTGTAGGATTACTTTACATTGGACAGATACCAAGATGGGATTTATCTAAAGTAAGACCAGCAGGAGCACCACTTAAAACTTTTGGTGGTCGTGCGTCTGGGCCTGCACCACTAGACAATCTATTTAATTTTACAGTGAATGTACTCAAAAATGCAAATGGTAGAAAACTATCTTCTATCGAATGTCACGATATTGTTTGTAAGATTGCAGAGGTAGTTGTAGTAGGGGGTGTAAGGCGAAGTGCGCTCATAAGTCTCTCAAACCTCTCTGATGACCGAATGAGACACGCAAAGTCGGGTCAATGGTGGGAACAGAATGGACAACGAGCACTTGCAAATAACTCTGCTTGTTACACAGAAAAACCAGATATGGGTATCTTCATGGATGAGTGGAAAGCACTTTATGATTCCAAGTCTGGTGAAAGAGGTATCTTTAATCGTGCAAGTGCAGTGAACATGGCTGCAAAGAATGGTCGTAGAGATACAGAACATGAGTTCGGCACGAATCCTTGTTCGGAGATCATATTACGAGATAGAGAGTTTTGTAATCTTTCAGAGGTAGTGGTAAGACCTTCAGATACTAAAGAGTCCCTTATGGAAAAAGTAAGACTTGCAACCATTCTTGGAACATTCCAATCTACACTTACAAACTTCAAATATGTATCTGCAATGTGGAGAAAAAATTGTGCAGAGGAAAGACTACTTGGTGTCTCACTCACTGGTATCATGGATTGTTGTTTAACAAATGGTAAAGAGAAAAATCTTAGTGGGTTACTTGATGACTTGAGAGAAGAGGCAGTTAAGACGAACAAAATCTGGGCAGAGAAGTTAGGTATCCCACAATCTGCTGCGGTCACTTGTGTAAAACCATCTGGCACAGTGTCACAACTTGTAGATGCAGCCTCTGGTATTCATGCACGACATAATCCATATTATATTCGCACTGTTCGTGGTGACAAGAAAGATCCATTGACAAAGATGATGACTGATATTGGTTTTCCAGTTGAGGATGATGTAATGAATCCATCAAACACATCTGTATTTTCATTCCCCATGAAAGTAGACAGAAGTGCAGTATTTAGAACAGATATGTCTGCTGTTGAACAGTTGGAGTTGTGGTTGACTTATCAGAAACATTGGTGTGAACACAAACCATCTGTGACTATTTCTGTGAAAGAAAGTGAGTGGATGGAAGTTGGTTCATGGGTTTACAAAAACTTTGACTGGATGTCTGGGGTGTCATTCCTACCATTTAGTGAACACACATATCAACAAGCACCATATCAAGATTGTGATGAGAAAGAATATAAGTTCTTATTGAACAAGATGCCTAAACAGGTTGATTGGAGTAAACTTTCAGAATATGAATCTATGGATATGACAGTTGGTTCACAAGAACTTGCTTGTGTGGCAGGGGCTTGTGAAATTCAATGAAATTAATTGTGTGCCTGTCATGTGAAGCAGAATTTTCCATAAAACACAATATGGACAAACGACTATATAGTGTATGGCATTGTCCATTTTGTGGTGATGCATTAGATGATGACATGGAAGATGAAGTCGGATATGACGAGGAGTACGATGATGAATAGTTGCGAATCATGTGGTCACGAGTGTCACTGTTCTGCTGGAGAGTGTGGTCGATGTGGATGTGACATTTGTGATTGTGGAAGAACGGCAGATAATGAAAACACAATCGGCGAAAGCAAAAGGTAGAAGATTCCAACAATGGGTTCGTGATAAACTCATTGAGGTGTTGGACATCCACCCAGAGGATATAGAGAGTCGTTCTATGGGTGCTGGTGGTGAAGATCTTATCATGGCAAGAGCTGCACGAGAAACCTTTCCATATTCAATCGAATGTAAAAATCAAGAAAAAATCAATCTCTGGGAATCATACAAACAGGCAACAGAAAACTCTGGTAAGTATGAACCAGTGGTCTTCATCAAAAGAAACAATCACAAACCTTTGGTCGTAGTGGATGCAGATTATTTTATTAATCTACATTCCAACACTTGACATCATTTCCGAATCGTGGTAGGATGTATATACAATAGAGAAAGAGGTATATTATGGGAATGTCAAGTTATATAATGGACTGTGAAGAACAGTTTATCAATTCAGTAAATCTTAGGATTGGTGGTTGTGAACATATCACAGAACTTCACATGGCACTTACAAGAGATAAGTGTTGGAATGACATTGCACATATGTCTGCAAATGAACAACTAGAATTTGTTGAAGAACTCTGGAGTGAGTTCTGGTGTGATTATGCATGAAAAATCTCATTAGATTAATAATACTTTTATGGGTTGTAGCATTTCTTGGTGGTTTACTAACTGGCAAGAGTGCATTTGCACAAGATTGTAAGTATGAAAAAACAGTAGTGCTAGATGATGGTGGGAAAATTTTATCCTCTAAAACAGAATATGTTTGTAAAGGGTCTAAACCTATTCTAGTGTTAGAACCAACAGTAACAGATCAAGTCAAGTATGTGCGGCCACCAGTGGTTAGTACATATGATTATATAAATCATTACACTTCTAATGAAAATAGACTTGACAGAATACTAAGTTTGTTGTATAGTGGTAGTTAAATGTGGAGGCATAATTGTTCAGAGTAGCAATAGGAATTATTATCGGTGTAGTTTTAGTGGAGTATAACATCATGCCAGAGGTGTTAAACTTTTTTGTTGATTCTGGTGGAGTGGATAAATCTATAGAAGTCTTGGAGGGCTTGAAATAATGAATAATCTAAATTATGTAACTGTTGGAGTATTGGGAAGTGTCCTTACACTTGGTGCCTGTTCTAATAATCCAGATGCGACACAGATGTTGAATACCTCATCTGTTGAGTATAAACAAGAAAAGGTAGAGGCTGCAACCAAAACAGTCCCATCTTGGTTTACAACATTACCAACTGATGAGAAGTCAATCTATAGTGTCGGTACTGCACAGTCACCAGACTTGCAATTGTCTATCGACATGGCAACACTCAATGCAAAGTATACTCTTGCTGATCGTATCAATGGTAAGTTGGATGCAATGATGAAAACATTTGTAACACGACTTGGTACAGATGATGATGTGTCTGCAACTACAATGTCAGAAGTTGAGAAGGTCACAAAGAATGTGATTGCATCAGTTGATGTTGCTGGTTACAATCCAAAAGAGATGGAGATATATCCAACAGGAACACAGTTTCGTGCATATGTTTTACTTGAGTATTCAGAGGAAGAGGCTCGTAAGATCATTATGAACCGTATGATGAAAGATCGTATGGTCTATGGTAAGATTCGTTCTACCAATGCATGGAAAGAACTTCAGAATGAAGTAGATGCATCAAAGGATGAAGATCAGACTTTATCAATGTCAAACATTGAAACCGAAATCAACAAGGTTGTTGATGCGGCAGAATAGAGGAAAAACTTTGTCTGGATTAAAAGTAACAGTTCGTGGAGATGACCTCAATGGTGCATTGCGAGTTCTAAAGAAACGTATGCAAATTGAGGGTGTCTTTAACGAACTGAGAGAACGAACTGCCTTTAGAAGTAAAGGTGAAAAAAAGAGACTTCAACGAGCTGCTGGTAGAAGAAGGTGGTTGAAGAAAGTGGATAAACTCAAGGAACAAGGACAATGGCCTAATGAGTAGAAAAAAAATAGTGGCATCAACAACTACTAATGATGGATGGGTTCAACCTAAACCTAAAAAGAAAAGGAAACCCATGACACCAGAACAAAAGGTTGCTGCAGCAGAACGTCTTGCGAAGGCTCGTGCTGCAAGGAAACCAGCAAAGAATGAATCAATACATCATTCTGTTCTTGCACTAGATGATGACCATGTGTTGTCTGCAAAAAATGTTAAGAATTGGATCAAGTCCCAGAAAGATCTGATGTCTAGTTTAAGATACGAAGTGCGAAAAGATGTCAAAGGTGCAAAGGCAAAGTATCATAGTGCAGAAGGATATATAAGACATCTAAAACATTATCTAAAACATGGGGACTACTGTGATGACTATTATGGTGCCTATGGGGAGAAAAAAATAAAATGGCAGACGATAACTTCAAAGGGAATGTAATCAAAGGGCCTTGGAAAAGGGCAAAGAAAGTATCAAAGGTGCAAACGGCAAAAGTGACTCAAGACATGGTTTTTATAGATGATGTCGCAGAAAATGTTATGATACCTTTGATACATGGTCTTGCCGAAAATGGTGTAGATATCAAAGAGGACGATTTTTGTAGAGAGATTGGATTTCTAAATGAGGTAGTGAGAACTATATTGTTCAGACATCTAGGTTATAAACATGAAATGAAAGAGTTAATAGAATCTGTAATGAAACTAAGAACAGAAAAAACAGAGGATGTATATGCCTCATTTGATGCAGAAGCAGTAGATAAATTAATTCAGTTTATAAAGATACAAAACGAAATTGAGAAGGAAAAAGACGATGACTGATGCAGAACAGTGGAGGCGTGAAGTAGTTATTCGCACTCCTTTCAGCCCAACTATTTTAGAATACCAAGTTCCACAGAGATTTATTGATATCATAAACACATCTGGTGATGCGGTTTTGCCTGATGATGGATTATCAAAGAAGTTTGATTTCTCTGACAATCTTGTGGGTAAGGTTTCTAAAGAAGTTAGAATACCAGTGGCAGAAGAAGATGACAGAAACTATATGGCAGATATTATTAAGAAAGCTTGTTTAGGTTATCTTCAAAATATGATTGCAAATAGTCGAGCATATGAGTGGCAGAAAAATGGTGGACATGGTAATCCAACTACCGATAATATTCACCTTGCACAATCTTGGATTGTAAGTCAATACAAATATGAATACAATCCATGGCACAAACATAGTGGGAACTTTAGTGGTGTTTGTTATCTAAAATTACCAGAGGATATGGAAAACCATTTTGATGAAGAGACAAAAGATCATTATCCTGCTAGTGGTTTGATTGAGTTTAGTTATGGAGAGCCTTGTGATATGAGAAGTGATACACTCATGTTCAAACCAAAAGTAGGTATGATGTTAGTATTTCCATCTTGGTTGAAACATAGTGTTTATCCATTTTACTGCGATGGTGAAAGACGTAGTATGAGTTTTAATGCTTACTATATGACAGATGCACAGATAGAATCAAGGGATAGTGTTAATAAATGATTATTATGGACATGAATCAAATCTCATTAGCAAGTCTAATGATGGATTTGAATATGCGAAAGAGTAACGAGGTCAGAGAAGACTTAGTAAGACATATGATACTCAACTCTATTCGTATGTATAGAACAGATTTTCACCAAGAGTTTGGTGAGATAGTTCTCACATACGATTCTAAACACTACTGGAGAAGAGACTACTTCCCTAATTACAAAGCTGGTCGTAAAAAGGGTAGAGAGAATGATAGTAAAGATTGGGGTGCAATCTTCAATTGTTTGAACAAAATTAAATCAGAGTTTAAAGAAAATCTACCATACAAATATGTGGAAGTTTATGGTGCAGAGGCAGATGATGTTATTGCAATATTGTGTAAACATTTTCCAGATGAAAAAATTATGATTGTGTCTGGTGATAAAGATTTTATTCAACTACAAAAATATCCAAATGTTCAGCAGTATAGTCCAATACTCAAGAAGTATGTAAATGGACACGATCCGATCACCTATATAAAAGAACACATACTTAAAGGTGATGCAAGTGATGGAGTTCCAAATGTTCTATCACCTGACAATACATTTGTTGATGGATTACGACAAAGGCCTTTAGGACGAAAAAAAATTGAAACTTGGTTGAATATGCACATAGATGATTTACAAGATGAAGTCAAAAGAAACTATCAAAGAAATGATAAACTTATCAACTTGGATAACGTGCCAGAAGATCTTGAAAAAGAGATTGTGGTAGACTTTTGTGAAGCACCTTGTGGAGATAGAAGTAAGTTGTTAAATTACTTTATTCAATCAAGACTGAAAGAACTTACAGAATCAATAGGAGACTTTTAAAATGGCAGAACAAACTTACGTTTTACTTTTTTCTGAAGTATTAGATAAGGTACACAAAGCAAAAACTAAATCACAAAAAGTTGCAATTCTTAGAGAACACAATACAGACTCATTGAGAATGTTGCTCAAGGCTGCATTTGACCCAACAAAGAGATGGGTATTCCCTGCTGGGGATGTTCCTTATACACCAAATGATGCCCCTGCTGGTACAGAACACACTGTGTTGGCACAAGAGGCAAAGAAACTGTGGAGATTTATTGAAGGTGCAGATAACGTGACTAAACAACACCAGAAAGAAAATATGTTCTTTCAGATGTTGGAGGGATTGCATGAAAGTGAAGCAAAACTTCTTATCAATGCGAAAGATAAAAAGTTGCATCAAGTTTATAAAGGATTGTCTGCGGCTGTGGTGAAGGAAGCATTTGGTTGGGACGATAACTTTATGATACCAGAACCAGACGTATATCCACAAGCAAGTCGTTCTGCTAGTGGATTGGTTGCTGACGCATGAGGGTGACACCTATCCAGAGGTCTGTGTTTTCAAATAGACAAAGGTCACAAACATGGTCTGGAAACCCCAGTGATTCTCACGATTCGCACGATTCGCAAAAATCCCAAAAAGATGGGTTTGAAAAATCTAGTGATAACAGTGTTTTAGAGATGGGGTTGACATATAGTAAATCATCTGGTAATATGAGTAGTAACATTGAGAAAGAGAGAAAAAATGACTATTCAGATCCAGAAACAGTTTGATAATTTAGAAGATGGTATTCAGAACATGATTGATGCTGCAATCTATGATTATGGTCAGTGGATGCAACCAGATACCGAAACTCGTGTTAAAATGAACAAAGAGTTTGCAGAAGGTTGGGTAGTTAAGACTGGCCCAAAATACACAAAGATTTTGCAAAAACATGGTGGAAATGTTTGGGGATTTGTTGTCAATACTGAAAATGATAAGAAATTCAAAAAAGGTGATTTGTTAAAACCTGCTGGTTACAATGCTCCTGCTCGTAACGCAGCTCGTGGTAATGTTCTAGAGGGTGGTTTCCGTATTCGTTGGACTGGCCCTGAGTATTTGAAATAGGAGATTTGTTTATGATACCAAAAGCACCAAATGTTAAGTACGAAGTATTCCTCACTAATTTTGGTTATACTTGTGGTGCGACTGACACACTAGAAAAGGCAATCAAGATTGCAAAGAAAACTGGTTATCAGTGTCAGATCTTTCTTGCAGACAATCCTTTCAATATCGTAAAGACTGTTTGCCCTATTGGTGGAGTTCGTTCTTAATGAATAATATAGTTCCGATATTGGTTATCATTGCCTGTATAATGATTGTTGGATACATAGAAGATCCATGTGCAACAGAGGGATTGATGAAAGGTTGTATGGATTAAACAGTTTGATTCGGTTGGCACCTCTCTCTCTCATCATCAAAAGCCACCGAATCACTTTCCCACGATTCGCTACGATTCGTTTTTATGATGAGAAATGTGACTTGATAAATCGTTGTAATTGTTGGGAATAAAAGGGGGGTTGACAAGACCCCCCTTTCTTGTTATAGTATATGTATAGTCAAGAGAAAGAGAGAAACAATGACTGAACAAGAAGCAAAAATGTGGATTGAAGAAGTGACTAACGATCTTGTAGAAATCGGTTACACTATAAAGGAAGCCACTGCTCTTGCGTGGACAAAGTATTTAGAGGTGAATTATGCGTATTAAAGGTGCAATGACTATTTTGAAGAAACGTGCAAAGTTCTATGGCATGACTACAGAAGAACTTGTTCAGTGGTTAGATGAAAATAAAGGCGTCAGAATCAATGAAACAATCAAAGTACTTCAAGCATATGAAGTTTACAAGATGGATCAAGGTTATTCTTGGTCTGGTGTTAACTTTGAAACTTGGGTAAAAATATAATGACCAAGTATGTCTTTGTCAATGGTGGAACTAAGAAACAACGTGCTCTTGTTGAGGAAGTTGCTTGGTGGTTCTGCGAAAAATATTTCAGTAGATTCAAGTCTTTTAATATTGAGATTGATCTTGTCAACATAAAGGGTGAGGTCAATGGTTGGTGTATGCCTATAGACAGAAGAGCTTGTTATATTGAGATTGACAAAAAACAAAAGGGTGATGATTTTATTACTTGCATCCTACATGAGTTGGTTCATGTGAAACAATATTTAAAAGGTGAGTTGAAAGATATCAGTGCTCTTGAACAAAGGTGGAAGGGGGAAAGTCATATCAGTATAGACTATTACGATCTACCTTGGGAAAAAGAAGCATATCATCTACAAGAGATTTTATTAGAGGAATATAAGAATGATTAGTTTACAAGAGATGTTGGTTCTCATGGGGATCGCAACAACACCAAGTGTTGCTGATGTACCTACGATTAAACCAGATGTGTTGATAAAACATCAACAAGAAGAGATATCTTGTATGGCAGATAATATTTATTTTGAGGCACGAAACCAAGGGACTGCTGGTTGGAGTGCGGTTGCATCTGTAACACTAAATCGTGTAAAGGATAAACGATTTCCTAATACAGTGTGTGAAGTTGTCAAACAAGGCCCAACACGAGAATCTTGGAAACAGAATGGTGAGTTCTATCCACTAAAACATAGATGTCAATTTTCGTGGTATTGTGATGGTAAAGCAGATGTAGT